TCATATACAATTCATTTTTGAAATACTATTTTGATCAACCCAATATCAAAGCAGGCACATACGCTGACCTACAGCGTTGGATCACAGGCGAACGCGATCAGATTCAGTGGTTCCAATTATAAACTTTTTGTGCTACTGGCATCCAATTGGTAGATGTGACGCATTTTGACACCCACCTGTTGAGCAAACTTTTTGGTATCACAGTTGGGGCAAACGTGTTTGTAATCATTGGAAGCACGTTCAGGATCTACCTTGGATTTGGCACGTAAAAATGTCACACCACAACTGTCACAACGAAAAACATATATGGTATTTTTACGGTGAAAGGTGTGATACACGCCCAATTTACTTTGGCGTTCGTACAATCGCATCGTTTTTAATGTTTCGATGAACATCGCAAATATTTAATAAATACGAGTAAAGATTATATGGCCAGATTAAACATAGACACAGGAATAGAAGGAAATCCAGCAACAGGCGATACTATCCGTACCGCTATGACGAAAATCAACACGAATTTTGAGGAAGTTTATCAAATTGTTGGTGATCCAGATACGGGTTTGATCACAACATCAATCACAAACGGTGATGTGAAAATTCAACCCAACGGAACAGGCAATGTGGAAGTGGATGCTGTACAGTTCAGCGACACCACTATTTCAACATTGACAACAAATTCAGACCTTACACTTTCGGCCAATGGTACAGGCGCAGTGGCCATCACACCAACAAAAATTATGATGGCAAATCTTCCAACCAGTGATCCAAGTGTGGCAGGTCAATTATGGAACGATTCAGGCACATTGAAAGTCAGTGCAGGATAATAGCATATGCCAAGAAAACACGTAAACATCGGAACAAATCCCAATGACAGCACAGGTGATACCTTACGTGTAGCATTCACAAAAATCAATGACAACTTCTCAGAGTTGTATGGCGAAACAGCCGCAGATTCACAGATAAGTTTTTCAGGCAATAAGATAAGTGCCAATGCTTCCAACGCCGATCTTGTTTTGGAAGGTTCAGGCACAGGTGGCGTTCAACTGGGTGCGTTGAGAGTTGATGGCACATCAATCAGTTCAGATGATTCCACAGTGGTCAACATCAACGAGAATGTTATTGTTCAAGGCACAATCACCAGCAGAGGTGTTATCATTGCTGACAGTTACAACGGTGACGGCAGTAACCTAACAGGAATCACAGCAGATCAAATTGGTGACCTAACCACAATAGGTTCAACCATAACAGCACCATCAAATGCGGATCTAACATTGGCCACATCAGGCACAGGCAGTATCAGTTTAGATGGTATACAGATCAAAGGCACATCAATTTCATCCACAGACTCCACACAGATCAACATCAACGAGAACGTGAACGTGGACGGCAATCTTGTGTTCACAGGTAGCCTAACAGGTGACGGATCAGGATTGACAGGCATAACTGCCACCACAGTGTCAACACCATTCAGTGTGGACAACTTGAATTTTGACGACAACATAATAAGTTCAGATTCCAACGCAGACATCAACATCACACCAGGTGGTACAGGTGCTGTGAACATAATGGCATTGACTGTGAATGGCACAGAGTTGAGTTCCACAGATTCAACACAGATCACAATCAAAGAAAATTTACACGTGACAGGAACTATCACAGGTGATGGTTCAGGTCTTACAGGTGTTGTTGCTACAAGCATAGCATCACCACTTTCAATTGACAACATCACTCTTGACGACAACATTATTTCAACCAGTTCAAATGCAAATTTAAATTTAAATCCAGGCGGAACAGGCACAGTGGAACTACAGGCCAACACCAACATTGACGGTGACGCCACTGCCACAACATTTATAGGTGACCTCAGAGGAGCAACTGTGTTCCAGGCGAAGGCCACAGAAGACATCACCAAAGGTGAGGCAGTCTACATATCAGGATTGAGTGGAAACACACCAGAGGTGGCATTGGCCAGAGCCAACAGTGCCAGCACCATGCCGGCATTTGGTATCGCTGAATCAGACATAGCCAACACTGCCACGGGCAACATCGTGACATTTGGCAGTTGTCCAGGACACGATGTGGCAGACTTTGGAGAGACTTCGATCACGTTCGCACTGGGAGACACAGTTTACATCTCAAGTGCTGAAGCAGGTAAACTCACAAACGTGGCACCCACAGGTGAGTCAAACCTAATACAGAACATAGGTAAGATTGAAAGAGCAACGCCTACAACCAATATGACCATCAAGGTTGGTGGCGCAGGCAGAACCAATGCCACACCGGCACTGAACGACGGCAACATATTCATAGGTAACGGATCAAACCAATCATCAACGGTTTCATTGGCCACACAGATCAAATCATACACGGGTTTGACAGTGGTGGGAGATGACTCCACAGGTACCAGCCTAAACATTGGTGAAACATTTAAGGTGGCAGGTGCCACAGGCGTGACAACTGCTGTATCAGGCGACACTTTAACTATTACAGGACCAAATTTAAGCAGTTATTTGACTGACACGACTTTGAATGTTGTAGCAGATGATTCTGCCACAATGGCCATCAACAACAATGGTGTGATACAGTTCAGTGGTTCAAGAGGTGTTTCAACATCAACCAGCAGTTCAGGCACAGTCACAATCACAGGACCTGATCTCTCAAGTTACATAACAGCCAGTTCGTCAGACACATTGACCAACAAAACAATAGATGCCAATGGCACTGGCAACTCAATATCAAACATAGAAGTTGCGGACTTTGCCGGTTCAGCCATTATAAATGTTGCAGAAACACTAGCATCAAATGATTCAGACACAGCACTGGTCACAGCAGGTGCTATCATTGACTATGTGGATGCACAGGACGCCAACATAGCAAGTGATACATTAACATTAACAAACAAAACTTTTGACGTAGAAGCAACAGGTAACTCGATCTCAAACATTGACGTGGCAGACTTCAAGGCCGCGGCCATTGTCACAGAAGGAGAAGGCATAGGTTCAAATGACAATGACACAACAATTCCAACAAGTGCCGCAGTAAAAGATTACGTTGACAACAACGCAGGTGGCACAACAGGTGATTTGACAATCACAGGATCAACCATATCAGCACCTTCCAACGCTGACCTCACATTGAACGCGGGTGGAACAGGTTCAGTGGACATAGACGGCATTCAGATCAAAGGCACATCTATCTCATCAACAGATTCAACACAGATCAACATCAACGAGAATGTCAACATTGACGGAACGTTGACAGTAAGTGGAACACAACTCAGCGGAACACTTAACACAGCGGGCAACACCGGCACAGGCAGTGTGGCACTTGCTTCAGAAAGCCTACAGGTCACAGGAACCACAAACGAGATCAACGTGGACGCGGCGGCGTTCGCTCTAAGTTTGAGTTTGGCAGACAACATATCAGGCATTGTGAGCGTGACTGCTTCAGGATATCTTGCCAACGATGCTATCAAGATAGATGACAACAAGATCACAGGCCTAAGATCAAACGAAGACATTCACATCGATCCGGCAGGTACCGGTGGCATCATCGCACAGGCACCGGTAACGTTCAACGCAGGTTACATTGAAAAGATCAACACACTCACATCAAGTCCAACTATCACTGTAAACTGTGCGACTGCCAGCATACACAAGGTCACATTGGCCACAAACACAGGATTCGTGATCACCAACCTACCAACAGGTGGCACAGTCACATTGATAATCACACAGGACGGTGGTGGTTCTAACACGGCCACTTTTGGAACAGACGGTTCCACTGCTGTGAAGTTCCCGGGCGGCACTTCAACACTATCAACTGGCGGCGGTGACATCGACGTTGTGACTATTGTGAACGACGGAACCAACTTCCTGGGCAACATTGCCAAGGACTACTCATAGGAGGTGACTGATGCCTCTGGGGATCGCTAGACACATCATAACAGTTGGCACAACAGCGGCGTGGGATCCATCAACGGACATCACCACTGCTGTTTGGATTGATGCCAGTGATGCTACTAGTTACACACTGAGCGGATCCACAGTCACAGCAGTCACAGATAAAGCAGGCAACTACTCATTCACAGTCAACGGCACACCTACCGTGGTAAGTTCAGCACTCAACAGTCTACCGGTGTTTGATTTCCTTGCCTCGTCGAACGAAGATTTCACAACAACAAGCGAACAGGCACAGACAGACGGATCGGGCAACCACTGGGCCATTGGTGTGTTCTTGATTGATACAGTAAACGATACTCAAGACAGTCTGTGGAGTGTGGAGAACAACACAGTGTCAGGCACCAGCAAGAGAGACTATGCCGTCAGCGCCGGTAACGCCAGTGCGTTCAACGGTGAGTTGGACCTGGACGGACTGGGTTCCAATAGGATATCCAGCACCATAGGAAATCTACAGGCATTTGATAGCGGACTCAGCCTAGACAACTACCACATTGTGGGCACCATATTCAACAAGACCGGAAACCAAATTGCAGTGAGAACAAACGGCAGTGATGCATTCACGCCAGTCAATGATTACGACAATGCTATAAATCAAAATCAAGATGTGAGAATTATGCGTAACAGGGCCAACGAAAGGACTGATGGTCGTGTTGCCGAATTTTTCACAGTGGCAGGAGCACCTGGCACGGGTGGCACAAACATAGCAGATTTTCAAAGAGCAGAAGGATACCTGGCCCACAAGTGGGGTTTAGAGGGAAATCTGCCAGTCGACCACCCGTACAAGAGCAGTGCTCCGTAACCATAAATACCATTAAATTATGGCACAATTGATTATCAACACAGGAAACAGCGCCAACGACGGTACAGGTGATCCCATAAGATTGGCCGGTATCAAGATCAACGGCAACATGACTGAACTGTATGACTCAAGTTCAGGTTCCAGTGATATCACATTCATACAGAACAACATTTCTTCTATATCAACCAATTCCAATATTGCACTGGCCGGCAACGGCACAGGCAGTGTGCATTTCAGAGATTTGACCATAGACAACACCATCAATATGAGCGACAACAACATCACTGTCACCAACTCTAATCAGCATTTGGTATTGGGTGCCAATGGCACAGGCACTGTGCAATCCAGCAACATCAACATAGATGGTGGCACAGTGGACGGAACTGCCATAGGTGCCACAACACCATCAGCAGGCACATTCACAACCATTGCATTCTCACCAGCGGCCAGTGGTGTGTTGGAAGCAGACTTGGTCAAAATCACAGACAACACTATCACAACCAATGTCACCAACGGCGACTTAGAATTAGATGCGGCCGGCACAGGTGCTGTCACACTGAACAGTATAGGTATGCCGGTAAACGATGCCGCAGTCGGTCTAGCACTGCAAACAAATGGCAGTGGCCAGTTGAGTTTTGTGTCTGTTGGTACGCTGTTTGACAGCACTGTTATAGAAGATGCAACTGCGTCAATTTCAGGCAGTGATTCTTCAGCACAGGTGGTGGACACATTTGACAGTGCCACATATCGCAGTGCCAAATATCATATTCAAATCAGCAGTCCCACAGGAGACTATTACAGTCTCATAGAAGCCAACGTCACACACGATGGCACATCAGCATATGTGGGCACATTCATGGGTGTGAACAACCTATTATCAGATGGATCCACGTCCTCAGGACTGGATTTTGATGCTGACATAAGTGGCGGTAATGTTAGGTTACTTGCGACAGTAAATAACACAAACGACCATTCAATAAAACTAGTGAAAAGGTTAATGAAAGTATAATGGCAAGAATTAATTTAAATGTGGGAACAAATGCCAATGACGGCACAGGTGATACCTTAAGACAGGCCATGCAACACGTGAACACCATGTTCACAGAGTTGTACAATTCACCACTTTATTCTGGTGCGATCACTGTGAGTGGCAACAGCATTTCAGCCAACAGAAGCAACGATGATCTAGTGTTGGCACCCAACGGCACAGGCACTGTCACAGTGCCAAAACTGTTGGTGGACAGCCAAATACAGATCAAAGACAATGAAATCACAACCACACAATCAAACAGTGATTTGGTTCTGACTGCTTCAGGCTCAGGAACTGTGTTGATAGCCAACGCAGACATCAACGGTGGCAACATCGACGATACCACAATTGGTGCCACAACACCATCAACAGGAGTGTTTACCACTGTGACTGCCAACACATCAGCAGTGATTGACGGCATCACAATCTCAGACAACCTAATACAAAC